ATGGTAGGACGGTAATCAGTTCTATACCTAGTTTCAACATCTTTATTATACTCATGTCCAATATTTTTATCCATACCTGCCTTCATAGCTTTTTCTACCTGGTCTCTAATTCCATCGAAGTCCCCTTCTTTAAGTAGATCAGCTGAGTTAAGTATAGCGTTTTTCATTTCTTGATTCTTACAGAAAGTTTGAAACTCTTCCTGTACATATTCTAAATCGTCTTGTGTAGCTTCGTATGAGTTTCTTAACTCTTCTTTAAGTGCTACTTGAAGTATTTCGTTTTCTAGCTTTTGAAGTTCTACTTTAAGAACATCCATAGTTATGTTAGTATGGTACTTATCAAAATACTCACATATCTGCTTAATTATCCATTTGTGAGAATCAGCATCAAAATAATCATCATGTAATACATCCCTAACGTTTAATAAAAACTTTTTATCAGTTAGTAGAGATCCTAAGACCTTTAACTGAAACCCTTTCCCGTACTGCTGTAAACTCTTTAATGTCATTTAAAACCTTTGTTATAATATAATTACTTTTTACCTAACAACCAACTGCTTGATTGTATTTTATCTCCTAAGCCATCGATTAATTCTATGTCAAACTGTTTACATATATTAGCTTCAGGTATAGTCTCGTTATTTTGATCGCCACCGTTAGCAAATGCAAGCTTTACTGAATCGTAGAATTTATCTACCATTACCTTTAATGTAGCATTTTGAGTAGAATCTTTATCTATTGAAACCCAGGCCATATCGACTATAGATAATGATCTAATAATACGTATTCTTTCTTCTTCATCCTGAAAGAATTTAGAACCTTTCATTTCTCTCTGGTTATCGTTATTTACTATTACTATAAGTAAATCACCTATTTCTTTAGCTTTTTCAAATAAGTCTAAATGACCTTTATGTAGAGGATTAAAGTATCCGCTAACTATTATTGCTTTTTTCATAACTTTCTGATATTAATTTTTTGTATAGTGTTGTGGACCAACCATGATCTCTCTTAATATAATGGACAGGGATTTCTAAGTCATCCCCAGTGAAAGGTTTTCCTATATAATCATCTCCTAAAAACCTTATATCAAACTCTCCTAATTTAAGTAAGTCATATAACTGTTCTTCATATGTATATCTGATAACATCATCAATATATTTTATGCTTTCCAACATCACCTTTCTTTCATCTGGTGTAAGTATAGGTTTAAGTTTATGAGGTCTTTCAATTGATGGATCAGTATGTAAAAGTACTACTAAACAGTCGCAATTCTCTTTCATTTCTTTGAACATCGCAATATAACCTGGATGTAATACGTCAAAATTACCTGCTATAACTCCTTTAATCATATTTCCAAAAAACTTGAAGTAGCACTATAACAAGTGCTAATATTAATATTATTCCAGTTTTCATATTTACTCCTTCTTTCATAAAAATGTATGTAAGTAAAGTAAAACTAAATATACCTGTAGCGAAACCTAATAATCTAGAAGGCCATAGTTTACCGTCAAAAGCTTCTACTATATATGTAGTACCATATATGTAACTCATACCGACGGGGATTCCCATTAAAGCTGCAACCCAAAAAGGATTCTCTTTAACCCAAGTGTTAAGAAACTGTCCATTGGTTTGAAACCAAGACAAAGCTTGAGCAATAAAAAATAATAGTACTCCTATAAGTAGTGTTTTGTAGTTCATGATACAGTAGTTAGTCTTCTAAAGTTTTCTAGCCATCCTTCAGTATTTTTAGTAATTCCTTCTATTTTGTCTTGATCTAGTGAATGAAGGAAAGCACCAGTCTGTAAATCAGGTACTGGTGAATTAAGTACTTCGTTTACATATTCTTTTTCTTTATCGTCTAAAGCTGTAATGTGCAGATCCATAAGTTCAAAGTTAGTTTCTACTTTTCTCCAATTATGAATAATTTTAGCAAAAATCTTTTTGCCGTCTAATTTTTCTTCTGCTACTTTATAAACGTAGTCAAGATTAGTTTTTTCTGTAAGTAGTTTAGGAAATTCAGCTACAATAGTCTTAATACCTAATCCTTTAACTCCTTGAAGATTATCAGAGTTATCCCCTGTTAATGCTTTTACTATATTGTAATTTTCTGGTAGTACCTTTAGTTCTTGAAATATGTTATCTTTTGTAAAGATTTTCTTTTTAACTGGTGCATATACCTCTATAGTATCGTCTACTAACTGTAAAAAATCTTTATCTGATGAAACTATAGTACACTTTTTTACGTTTGAGGTAGAAGCTTTTTTTGCAATCCAAGCCATTATATCATCAGCTTCTAACTTATCCATTACTAACTGATGTACTGGTAGGCAGTCTAAGTAGTCTTGAGTTCTATATAACTGACCTATTAGTGCTTCTGTCTCTTCCTCTTTAGTATCGTATAGACCCCAGTGTGTAATCCTACTAGTAGCACGTTGTGCTTTATAATTAGGATCAATATTTTTTCTATTAGCTGATCCTCCTTTACCGTCCCATACTATTATTACCCTTGTAGGATCAAATATACGAGTAACGTACCCTAAGGAACGAAGAAACCCTACCAGGCCACCAATATGGGCGCCTGATGGGTTCATCGCTTTGAGCAGCGAAAAAGACCTTATTAAGGTATTCATCGCATCAACGACTAAAATGTGGTCGTTTAATGCTCGGGGAGGGGTTTCTTTTAAGTTTTTTATTATATCGTTATATGACATCTATATGAGAGAACTTTTTAATTCTGTATTTCTATGTATCCAACCAACTATCACAAATCTTGTACCTTGTTCTACTGGCTGTACTCCATGGTATTCAGAGCTGTTAAAGATAAGAGCTCTACCTGTTTTTAATTCTACTACTTTATCTTCTAAGAAGAATTCACCTCCATGGTACTCTCCTACATTAAGAGGTATAGAAAAAGAATATACTCGATTATTAAGATGATTGGAATCTTTGTGTTTATTATACTTTCCTCCTGGAGTGTATTTAAGTAGTACTAGTTCTTTAAGCAACCCTAATTGAGTAGTATGTTTATTAATAGTATCAAAAATTAACTTATCATGAAGTATTGATACTTCTTCTACTATTCTATATTGAGTAACTTTTTTTTTATTTCGTCTACCTAAAGCTCCAGGAGTCCATGCTGTATTAGTAGCATATCTTTCAAGTATAGCAGTACATTCTTCTTTAGAAAAAACTTGTACTTGATTAAACACTAATCTAAAATATTAGGAGTAATAGGAGTTTCTTCTAAATCTCCTTCTTCAATTAAATCGAAGTCTACTGATCCTACTAATTTTAACCAATGATCTTTATGGGCATCTTTGTATTTATCTATATCTCTCTTATCGTCAGCTATAAAACCATGAGGTGTCATTACTATTCTACCTCTTGATTGTACTCCGCCGATATGATTCTTCTCTACTTGAACGTTAGTACGTTTAGCAAACTCTACCTGCATACCTGCTTTAATAGCTTTTATCTTCGACGTACCTGGATTAGTTATGTTACCGAAAGTAACTACTAAAGTAGCATCGTACCACATAGACATTCCACCTTTATTCTGAAGTTTAGGTTGTCCCATCGGCGATTCAGGTTTCATAGTCCATACTTTATTAATAGCTACTAACGTATTAGTATATGGAGAGTTTTCTTTTCTAGATAATAAAATCTTCTGATTAAGGTTATTACCAAACTGAGTAGACATAGCACCTGCATTCCATTCGTTGTTATTCTTATTAGAACGTACTGAAAGATCACAAGGTACTGAGCCAATACTATCCCAGAAGAAACACATATCATAAGGTAAGTTACCTTTAGCTTGTTCGTCCATCAGGTCAGCAATATAAACCGCTACCTCTTCAATAGTATTAAGTTGACCTCTGTCTGCGTATAAGAAATGACCTTCGTAGTCTACAACCGTACCATTAGCATCAGTTACTTCCTCAAACTCTAAACCCATCTCTTTAGCATGTTCCCATGACCATTTCATCTCAGTAACAATAAAGACTGGTAGAATGCCTTGTTTTTGAGCATTCACCGCTGCTTCTATAAGAGCAGTAGTCTTTCCTGTATCACTATGTCCACGTAGTAGAGTGATATGTCCGGTAGGTATACCAGGTAAAGAGGTGATATCTTGAAAAGCTTTAGAAAGCGGGATCCATCCTTGCTCCTTAAACTTTACAGAAGCATTAGCAAAACCTTTCTTTTTCTTAAAATTACCTAAATTAAACGACTTACGTACAGCAGCGGTCGCTTTAGCTTGTGTATCTTGTTTTTTCGCCATTATTCATTGAATAGATCATCAAACTTACTAACTGTATCTTGGTTTCCTGCTGTTGCTGTTTCTAACGTAAAGTCAGTTTTAGGTGAAGCAACTTCAGCTCCTGCAGCCGGTAGATCTTCTTCCGTAGTAGCAGTAGGATCTAAATACTTTTGCAGTTGCTTTTTAACGAAATCATACTGCATAGGTTTGTGAACTTCCATAGGATCTGGTTGCTCTTTTAACCAAGACTCTACTTGTGTAGTATTATCCGATAATTCAGTTTGTTTAGGTTTGATTCTAACACTAGTCTGAGGGTAAGGATTACCTTGTACCTGCTCTACGACTAGGTCCCATCCGTTAATAACGTCTGTGATATCCCCGATATCTTCATCGGCGATTAAAGCAAGTAATGCTTTATAGATAGTAATACCGAATCCCCATAGTCTAACTCCTTTATCTTCTTCTCCTCTAACTATTATAGGAGCAAAGATTCTAGTTTTAGGGTTAAGTTTACCAGCTAGAGACCAGTTGTCTTTATCTGATGTCTTTTTCAATTCGTTTACAAATTCTTCGATAGGGTCTTGTTTACCGAAGTTTGACAATGCAACCATTGGTCGATCTCCTACTCCATAATGAAATTTGAGCTCTTTGAATGGCATTGTCGGATCAAAAGCAGAAGGTACTAATCGTACAGTTTGCTTACCTAATTCAGGTTTCCAAAATATTTTGGTGTAGTCAGTTTTTTCTCTATCCTGACCATTAGAGTTTAAGGCATCTAGTTTAGCCTTGATTGCATTTAAGTCCATATAACTGTTTTTAATTTATAACTTTATAATAATATAAGAATAAAAAACTTAACTGGCAACTAAAAATAAATTATTTTACTGAATTTCAATTATCTTAAATAACTTAGTATTGATTCTTTTAAGTTCAGAACCTTTAGTTAATAAGACACAGTTTCTAAAGTCAGGCCAGTTAATTCTATAAGTAGTATCAAGTACTCCTCCATTTAGCTCTTTAATAAGAGTATTAAGAGCATTAATAGTATAGAGGGTATTGGATTCCTTTTTACGGTGAACCAATATTGTGTTAGGAAGAAAACTAGAAACATTGCCAAAATCGACATTATATGTTAGTATATACTCGTCCTGGCTTTTAGAATAAAGTATAAATATTTTATTGTAAATAATATTGTATTTATCCTTAATAACCTCGAGTACATTATCTAATTCATCTTCTGTTGCAAATGTACAGAATAGTTTATTACTCATATCTTCAAATAGTCCTATAGGGTCAAAATCATAATCGAAACCTAATTTTTCTTGAATGGTATTCATTCTTATATAAATATGAAGTTAGTTTATAAAACTAAACTGTTAGAGTATTTAAATTTTATTGGATATTTACTACCAGTTTCCAATATCTCCTGTATATCTTCTAATGTTTCCTTACCGTCTTCCTTACTGAAGTCAAATAAGATAGCATCGTATGTGTATAAGGCAACTTTAGTTTTTTTATTATCAAGATACCTTAGTACTTCTTTTAATATAAGAATATTTCTCGAAGTCTCTAACGATTGCATGATATAATTCATTAATTTTTGAGGATTCATGTCTTTAAGCTCTTTGCTAAAGCTCTTTTTGCTAATAGGTGCCATAACTCTTCCGTTTTCTTCGAATTCCTTCCATAACTTATCGATAAAAGCCTTAATTTTTGTGAACACCTCAAGGTGAGCCCATTTTTCGGGTATCTTTCCATAAATTGCATGAAAGTTAATTTGTTTTGCTTTATCATATTCATCTTCTGTGATTTCTTCTTTATTAAAGTACTGTTTTGCTAATTGTTTATGTGCAGATTCACTTGATAGAGGGTATCCAATCTGCTCACAAAGTAAACGCAGGTGATAACCATCAAAATCCAGCTCAACAAAATAATCATTGATGGGATGGAAACATTTCCTGTGTTGTTCGCTTTTAGGAATCGCAGCGAAATTAACGCTATTAAAGGCATTAGTAGGTCTAGAAGTAACATTATATAAATTATATTGAGTTAAAACTTTATTATCTATAGTATTGAAAAGAGGATTACGAGGTTTAAACATATGATTAAATTCCTTGTAGAATATTCCTATTCCATTTTGCTCTAATAAATAAAAAACATTAGTAGCAGTTTTATTATAAAAATCGAATCCTTCTGGTATACCTATCTTAATACTTTGTTTTACCTGAGAGTATATTTTCTCACAGCTCTCATAAAGTTTACTAAGTGGAATTACCTTATTAATATCCTTTTGAGAATTAAATTTATTATAAAAATAATTAAGAGTTACATTTTCTCTAGAATATTCTAACTTATCGTACTTAGTCATAGAGTAAAGTAGTGATAGATCTATAGCATCCTGTAAGTTAAAGTGATATAGCAAGTTTTTCTTGTTTAAAGTATATAGTTTACTTGCAGAAGAAAGTATGCGGTAGATACGGTCTTTTGAAACGTTGAGTCCTTCACTATGATCTACAGGTACTATGTAGCCGTGTTCTGAGTCAATAAGCCTGATGTAAACTGCTACAGTGGAAGTAAGCTTAGGGTGGTATAGATCGTTTGTTGATATAACATCAACATACAGTCCTAGTCTAGCTAATCTTTCTAAGTTTTCTAACTTACTATCTTCTTCTACTATATAAAACACTTATATAACCTTTTTAGTAATATAAGATAAAAAGTATTAATAGCAAACTATTTCTTAATGTATTCTAATTTTTGGTGAAAATTACTAGTATGACTGTTACCCACCATAGGACCCAGTATAGGATGTATATGATAAGGACCGCTGTAAGGAGTGTTGGTACCGGCATATAAAAATATTCCAGGTTCAGCAGCTAAGTTCTCTTGTATTATTCTACTCGATAATTTATTAAGGTTAGTAAACTGTTCAGTATTATTCTTTACTGTAAGGCTTAAACCAGGCATTTGTTTTTCTAGTTCCTTTAAAGTATTTTCATTTTTTACTTTAGAGTTTAAATTTGAATATCCTTTTATAGTATCCTCTTCCTCTTTTAATTCCCAATCCAGTTTAATAGTATTAACGTAAAGTTTATCTTTTTTATTTTCAGCTAAGTAACTATCTTTGGTTAATTCTATAATTTTACCGTTTCTATTATCCTTAGCAAAATATCTTTTCATCTTACCTTTTTCTATTTCCTTATCTGTAGGATATATAGCTTGATTGATAAACTTAGCTTCTGGTTTTGCTGGAGCATTGTATATTAAAGGAATAGAGTTCCTTGTAATTTTACTTCCTTTAAAGTAATTACCTTTATAGTCTCTGACATACGCACCGGTGTACCTTAATCCAGTATCTGGATCAGTTAACGTTCCTTCTATTTCTCCTCCGGCTTTTTGTTTAAATTTAGGTAAATACATTATTATACGCTATAAAATTGAGTTTTTATGGTTGTATACCATTTGTTATCCGATCCTATTTCATTTTCTAACCCTGTAATAATATAACCGTACTCATCATACTTTTTTGGTAGTATACCATTAGGAATTTTAAATGATAGTCCAACTTTAAATCCTGTGATACCAAGCATTTTGATAGTCAATTCAACAGGAATTACTCCTGGTATTATAACTTTTCCTTTTTTTTCCTCGAGATTCTCTCTGTATAGACGTTTTATATATGCGGTTGCAGGTAACTTCATAGCTTGCCAAGTATCTGATAAATAGTCGGCATCCCATTCATTAAAATCTTTATATACTTCTGTAAGGTCCTCTATGAAAGATTCAAATCTTTTATCTTGTTCACTAGTATCTGTTTCATCTTTCCTAGGAGATTTTACTGGCATATGTCTATCAACTGCTCCCATATTCCATTTAAGGATAGTAGATACATTATCAGTATAATTACCTGAGCTACCTTGAGCAGCTATAGAAATTTGTGCTGCTATTTGAGATGAAATTTTACTCGATAAATTTATATCTACTATAGTACTAGATAAACCTGTTAATTGAAAAGTTGGTATACTTTTAGGATCAGGGTTTTTCCTATCCACAATTACATGAGTAGCTCCATCTTCTAAAGTACTAATATCCAACTCATTTATATCTCCAAATGCTGTGTTTATACCCTGTAATATACCTCTAATAACATCTAAAACTCCTATACCATCTTGGTCAGCTGAGTCAATAACAGAATCTAACTGTGCTCTAACAAAATGGGTAGAGACCATAATATTACCTATTTTGTCAGCTCCTCCTTGGCTACTAGCAAAACTAGCCATTTTAGAATGTAAATCTTTTTTTTCTATGAAAAATTTAGAAGTTTCTCCAGAAGGTATTTCAGGTTTAACAGCTACTAAAGGATCAAGTGAAAAATGTTCAGGAAATGTTAAGTATTTATTTTCATTGAAAATTAAAAATTTTGAAAATTCACCTTTGGTTTTCGGATCTTTTAATGCTACAAAAGTATTAAAAATATCTAAAACAGTATAGAGAGGTATATACCTTAAATCTATAGCATCTTCATTTATCCAGTAAGCATATTTTCCGTCTGCTATGTCAAGAGTATACCCGAAAGCTTTAAAATCTCTTTCTAACAAATCACCTAAGCCTCTTGGTTGCCAAAAATTCCATGCTTCTCTTCCTTCTATTTCAGGGCCATTTTTCTTTTCAAGAGCAGTAAAACCTGAATGCCAAATTGATTTTCTTTCTTTTTTAGTTTCTTCTATTTCTTCTTCTGTTTGTTCTATATGGTCTTCCTGATTACCTGTCTTTATAGAATCTAAAACAGCTCCTCTAGATATAATACGGACTGAGCAATCATAACCTCCGTCAGATCTATAACTCCAATTAAAGTTAGTAACAAAACCAAACATACCATCATAATTGAAACTAAGTTCTTTTCGTTTTGCTGCTATCAGCTCATCTATTTTTTTAGGTGTAGAACCATTGAAAAAAGGTTCGTCTTCTATTGTAAAATTAGTATTATCGGCAATATTACAAACACCTTTTCCGTCTACAAATACTGAATGTCCCCATTCAAGTAATGCGGTATATCCGGGTCTAAAAAATAAAAGTTCTGCTCTTTCAAGATCATCTAATGTCCATACTACAAAGTCTACTTCAGCTTGTTGGAGAGTACCGTAGGTATTTTTCGATGCTACTTTAAAGTTGGTAATACCTGCCATAGGTCGAAAACCTAATTTGTTAGCAGGTCCATGCTCACCTCTGTCCCAATTATATGCTTTAGTAGAATTAAAATCAGTACCTAGTTCAACGCCTGATCTAATACCTGGGTTGCTTCCGCCTGCGAAAGCATTTTGGGTTCCTCCCATTAAAACAAACAGTTCGGCTTTTTCGGAGGTTCCAAACGGAAGTCTTTTTAATCCTTCTTCATCTTGTACAACCTCATTAGCTTCTGCTTCTGAAATTTCATTTATACTAGATCTTAGTTTAACCCAAGCAGTATTTGAATTAATTAAATTATGTTCACGTGGTGTTTTAGGATTTTTGTAAAGTTTTTCTCTTTGCTCTATTACATCTACTACTTTTTGAGAAACTCCAGAACCAAATGTTTCATTGCTTTTCATTATCTGTTCTTGTTAAGGTTCTCAAAAAGGCCGATAGCATTTGCAGCACTTACTGGAATTCTTAACTGTACTCCTTGTTCTACTATAAGACCATCTTTTTTAGAGTTATTAGCTGACGCTATAACCCACCACAAACTAGAATCACCATAGAATTGTCTTGCAAGAGTATCATACCTATCACCACCAGTAGTAATTATATAAGTATCATCCTCACTTTCAGGTACAGAAGGGTATATAGTATTAGTTCTATATCTTCTACCGTCAGCAGATTTTAATTCTTCTATCTCTTTATATCTTCTAGCCATTTATTTTATAATTCAGAATCTGCTCCGTCTACTCTAGTTATAATAGCTTGATTTCCGCCATCTTTGTATGCAAATCCTCCATTAACATAATTAGTAGGTTGACCATTTACAGCAACTACTTTATTAGTAGCTTTATCTATAGTATATGTACCTCCTGATGAATAAAATTCATATGTCTCCCCTGATGATTGAGGTTGAGGTTCAGGTTGTTCTGGTTCTGGGAATGTTTTTCTACCTATGTAAACTTCTTCTTCCAAATCTATATTTGTTTTTGCTTCGAAATCATGTATTGGTGTAAATGATACACTTACGTTTAATATATGAGGTAATTTTTGAGTTCCCAACTCTTCTTCATCAGTTTCCCAAGAATAATTTTTATCCCAACTTAACCCTACAGAAGATATAAACCCTGTAGTCTTGTCAAGGTAATCTCCTACCTTTAATTGAACTAAGGTACCTCTCATAAAAAACCCACCTTCGTTATATGTAGGTGCAGTACTACCGGCTAGTCTATTTAATTTTTTATATAGAGGAATTAACTCGTTTCTAGAGAATGCTGCAAGTTTAAAACCTAAAGATATTTGTCTTTTAAAACCTTGATAGGTATAAAATTCTTCAGCTCTACCAATATACTGGGTACCAGACCAATTACCTGTGAAGTCATCTGAGAAACTATCTAATAATGCTCTAAATTGTATAAATTTATTTTCAGGCAATTCATTTCCAGCTTGAGCTCCTAATATGTTAAAATAGAAAGGAATTAAATCTTTTTTAAGAGTAGATTCGTCATCTTGTTCTGCAAGTGCATTTATTAAGTCAGGACCGCTATTTGTTCTACTTCCTTGGTCCCCCATTGAATACTTAGTCTGTATATATAATGGAGATTGATTATAAGTTTTTCCGTCTCTAAGTTGGTACTTTAAAAATTCATTTTGAGTAAGTACAGAGAATTTAGTTTTCAATTTTCCTTCTCCTCCTTCTACTTGGAATTCAGTTAGTTTTTGATCTTGAGTTGCCAGGTTATCAAAAAATATTTTACTCTTTAGATTGCTATCTGGGTTATCTTCTTTAGCTCTTTGAACATTTTTTACAATAGATCTACCAAGTAAAGGATCACCATTACCGCTTTTTCTTAAATAAGTATCGTCTGGGTTAGATCCTTCAGTACCTAAGTCTAATTCAGTACCTTCTAGTTTTTCAGTAGACTTATCTTCTACCTCTATAGGTTCGTCTTGATTTGTATTACCTTCTCCAGGCTTTAAAAATGCAGTTTCAGGTTCTGATTGATCAGTTCCTAGATCTAACTCACTTCCTTCTAGCTTTTCAGTAGATGTATCTTCTACGTCTATTGGCAAATCCTGATTAGTATTTCCTTCCCCAGGTTTTAAAAATTTAGATTCTGGTGTAGACTCTGAATCTCCTAATGATAGAACAGTTCCTTCTAATTTCTCTTTTGTAGTGTCTTCTACATCTATAGGTTCCCCTTGACTAGTATTACCTTGTCCTTTTTTAAGAAAAGAAGGAACTTTTGGTATTCCTCCTGGAATTACTGAGTCAGCAGCTGATTTTAAATTGTTTTTAAGAGATTTAGCATCCGGTAAAGTTAAGTCTTTATTTCCTAGAAAAGTAGAACCTCTATCTTCTCCAGCTAAAGCTGATACATCCCAAGGACTTTCAGGCTGTAGGGTATTTGCATTTAAAGGGCCTGATGTCGAACCAATTGGATCTCCATTAAGTGCTGACTTTGCACCATTTACTCCTCCTCCTACTCCATTTTCAGCTAAAAACCTGCCTATTCCTGTTTGTATAGGAGCTCCTGACTGTAAGTATCCTGAAGGTGTTAATCCTCTTATAAAATGTGTACCTGTTCCGTTTACTGGTATTTGTGCTAGAATTGAAGCTGTGGAGGATACGTTATTAACAGCAGTCTTTAAAGCTTTTTTACCTACTGCTTTTACAAGTCCTTTAAAATTAAATCCTCCTCCGGGTTTTTTTGCTGCACTACTAAGTTCTCTTAAAGTATCTCCTTGTTGGAGTAGAGCTTGATTACCTTGAAATTTTAATCCTTGTTTACTAGTAAGAAGTTTAGCAAATCTTTCTACATCGGTTAATCTAGAATTAATTTGATTATACTGAAATCCTTCTTTTTTGTCAATAAAAGAGTCATTAGTGTTAAAATCACTATTTTTCAATGAACGGTATTTGTCCATTGAGCCTAAATTATACTCTCTTAATATACCCATTTATTTTAGAAAGATGCTCCTTCGGGTGCGTTTTCTCTATAAGTCCCTGAAGCTGGTTTTTTACCGTCTAAGTCTAAACTTGATGGCTTTGCTTCAATATCCGGAGTATCATTAATAGAAGATGCGAAATGTAGAGTTGAAGTTGGTAGTGCTGCACCTCTTTGATCCGGAGTTTCTCCTTTAAGTCCGTGTATTGAACTAATTTGTTTTTTTAAAATTCCCATAATATTAAATTTATTGTTTGTATATAAATATCTAGTATTTTACCCTTGTCTAGGATTTTCTTGAGTCATTTGCATAGACATTTGATTACCGTTCATATATACTTTAGTAACTCTGTCTTGCTCTACTGCTGAGATTAATCTATCTACTCTAGCTAACAGTTCTTGGTTTTCTCCTTCTCCACTGTCCCCTGCTAGACTGGTAATCATTTCGCCTATAGCTCCTACTCCGCTTGCTGCTACTCCTGCTACTGCTGCTTTTACTGTAAAGTCTTGTAAATTATCTAATTTATCAACTTCTAATGTCTTTAAAGCTTCTGATAATTTTGCAACTCCAGCAGCCATTTTTTCCATACCATTACCTGCATTAAGTAATCCTGGTCCCATAAGTGCGATAGCTCCTAACATTCCTATAGCTGGTATTGAGAATAAGACTGCAGCAGATAATGTCATTAGTCCTCCTGCAAGTGATATAAAAGATAATCCCATTACCCCCATTGCGACTGCTTTTTCTAAAGTAATCTTATCCAACATCATCGATATTGCTCCACCTACAGCAGTTACTATATTTGCAATTCCATCAAATGCAGACTTGATTGCTAGACCAAATGCATATATTGCCGGTGATGCTAAAAGTAAACCTGCTCCAATAGCTAATATAATAGGTATAGCAGGTGCTGCTGCTGCACCAAATGCTCCTAATCCTGCACCAAATGTTGCTAGTCCTCCTCCTGCACTGGCTGCAGCAGGGCCTGTAGCGGCAGCTGTAGTATTAAAAAGACCGGTGACAGATATACCAGTTAATTTAGCAGCTATATCAGCTCCAATCGCTGTCTTTTGAGCAGCCCATGCTCCAAGCTTAGCTGCTTGTTGTCCTAACCATGATTTACCTAGGAATAATTGTAATTTAGTGAGGGCTAGTCCTGCTTTTGTTACTACATTATTAAAAATATTAACTGCAGATTCTTTCATAGTCATTGCAACTTGAGCTGCTTTAGATGTTTTTAGTGCATTATAAGCTGCTACTGAGGCACCGATTACAAAATTACCTGCTGCTCTAACTTTATTAAGTGCAAAATTAACAGGTATTAATATACCTCTTATTATTACCGCTCCTGCTGACATAGCTGCATTGAGTGCGTAATTTACAGGAACCATTATACCTTTAATTATATTACCTCCTAGTTTCATTACATTATTAAGAGTAGCTTGTGCAGCTGTATGAGCTTTAAGAGCTGCAGTCTGAAGAAAAGTTAAATT